GTTTACCCTAAACACTTTCATTTGGTGCAGCCATGATCTTTAATCCTTTTGCTTCAATACCAGTTAGTCCTAAGTCTCATGTTCGTGGCTGGGCCATGCATTGGGCAGAGTGCATGAACACAACCATTGCAGCTAAAGACACTGACCTAAGTTTATGCAGCGACCTTTACTGGGAGCATGGCGTAAACTTTGGAGGAGGTCTTAATCTCTTTGGCGGTGTGACTGATGAGATCGTTGACAAGATCGAGCAACTGGTCAACTTTAATGGAGACTTGTATAGCTTAGACTTGCCAATGCCTAACTACGCTGAGCAGCTGACCAAACGCATAGGTCAATCAACCTGTTCAACTCGGCTTACTGAAAGCCTTCTTGATGCGTTTAAGAAGAAACTTGGCACCAGTCAAACACTTTTACAGAGTCAGTTAGGTTTTACAAAGGTAGCCATAGGCGATAGTCATGCAACTGCTTTTGCTGCATCTAGGAGCATGGTGCTGCGTACAAATGGCCTGACACTCCATGGAGCTTTAACTAAAGGCGAGTTTGTGAAACAGATACTTGCTTGCAAGAAAATGCCAGCTAAAGTGACCTTGGTTGCAGGCTCGATTGACATACGGCACCACATTGGCAGGCAGCCTGATTACACTAAAGCAATAGAAAACTTGTGCGAACGGTACTGTGAGGTGATTGAGTTTATCAAAGACGAATTGGAAATAGCCGTAGAAGTTGCAGCGCCTGTACCGATTGAGTATGAGGCGCGTAGGCTGCCACAGACTGGTTACTACAAAGACAAACCTTTCTGCGGTTCAATGGCTTTTAGGCGAGACTGGACAGACTATTTCATAGACCTTATGTCTTGTGAAAACAAAGTAATCGGTCCTCCTGCAGAATGGTACTCTATGGACGGCGAAGAGTACGCCAAGAAATACATGGAGCTGAGTTCATCTGTTCACATTGCGCCAATCAATTATCGCCGTTTTAACTGGGGCAAAGCATGAGCCTTTTTACTATTACGCAAGACAAGTCTAACAAAGACATTCCTGCAGGCATGAGCACCCTAGAAGCTCGTGCCTACTACACAGAGATGAGCAATGGCTTTGTGTCTAAGCTCTCAAAGCCAGTAGTTCAAACACATGGCGATAGGTGGATTTTTAGAGGCGATGCTAGCCAGTCAAGTTTAAAAGGCTACGGCGCAGAGCAGCTAGTTGCAGAATGCAAAGAAGATGTTCTTGTTTATTGTGCACCTCGAGTAGGCATGGCCATGGATGCAATTGCAACGCTGGCCAAGATGTATGACAAAAGGTGCGTGTTCTTTTGCCCAGCATCTGGAGAGCCTTCTAAGCATCAAAAAGCATTGCTAGCTTACGGCGCTGACCTGCGGTTCATAAAAATTGCAGCAATGCCTACGTTAAACAGCTACGCACGCAAATGGGCTGAGCAGCATGGAGCAAAGTACTTGCCATTTGGTTTGGCAAAAACACCATTGGTCACTGCAGGCATTGTCAGCCTTGGCACTAAGATTGCAGAACTAATTAATGAAGAACCTACTGAGATTTGGATGTCGGTCTCGACAGGCACAGCAATCAGAGCTCTGCAGATTGCGTGGCCAGAAGCTTTATGCAGAGGCATGGTAGTTGCTAGGAACATGCAAGATGGCGAGATAGGCCACGCTAAGCTTTGGTCTGCATCACAGCCATTCTTAAAAGACGTGCCGTTAAGCAAGCGTCCACCTTTTCCATCAACGCCAAACTACGATGCCAAGTGTTGGGAAGACTTTGAAAACTTTGCAGCAAAAGGTTCTATCTTTATCAATGTAGGCACAGATGATAAGGTCAACAAGTTTTACGACCTAGTAAAAAACATACCTTTAGATAGTCAAAGAGCTTGGCATGACATGCGTGATCTGGAGCGTGGGCTATGAGAATCGAAACAACTGCTTACTACGATGAGATGGTACGCTATGCTGCCATGGCTAAAACACAGCAAATAGAATGCAACCTAGGAACTATCCCACATCTAGAAGGATCTGTCAAAGATGACTTGATGAGGCATGTTGAGCTCTATGACGTTGCCAACCGTAAGTACGCAGGCTTTACACAGATAGTTTTAGATCTTTTCTACAACACAACGTCTGATCACCCTTACGCTCACAAACTGCATGATGTACGCAAACCTATTTGCAAGTCATTTGAAGGCGTTGAGTACGTATGGGGACTAGCTGAATGGCTGTATGTGTTTATTGTTCATCGAGTCACAGGCAGCGGCATCAACTACGCTAAAAAACCAAGTGGCTACAACAACACAATCTTGCCAAAGTTTTGGTCATGTGACACTATTGAGCAGATGGCTCAGGTCATTGCCAGTAGAGAGTCAACAATTTACACATCAGTTGGTTACCAGTTTCCAGCATTTCCAAAGCCCTATTGACGGCTACAAACTTGGCGGTGACTACTTCTTATGCCACTACGCGCCTAAACTTGCAAGAGATCTGGCAGAGTGGCTTGAATCAAAAAGCAAGCATGACCTGCGTGACATTGGTGAATGGATGTTTGAGTGGAACAAGCAGCAAGGGCTGCGCGCATACAAATTTCAGTATGCAGCAGTTGTGAGTGACATTGCAGACTTCTTCCCACAATACGCCAATAAAAGTAGCCCATTCTTTTATGGCAGCAATGCAGTTGAGTGCTTGAAGTATGCAGCTAAGCCTTTAAGCAAAGGCAAAGAGCAAGATTTCTTAGATGAAGTCACAATGAAGTTTTGCAAAGACATTGGCTCAACAGCTTATGACGGCGAGGATATTTTCTGCGATGGTATCCGTTGGATAGAAAACTATGTCAGGCCTGGTCATGACTACGACCACCTTGATCGTGACAAGATCTGGAACAGCAGCACGATCATCGATCATCCTTATGGCCGTCAAAAAGGAATGCTTGAGCACGGCTTGATTGAGTCGTTTAACTCATTGTCAGTCCACCCATCAGATGACCATGTGCTTAAGTTAGCAAACATGAGCAAAGGTGAATATTTGTTAAAAGTTCATGGGCTTGATTAAAAATGTTGTACAATTAAAATTATGACAAGACCGACACTAGATCAAACTTACATGGAGGTTGCGCGTGCATTTGCTAAGCGTGCAACTTGCTCAAGGCGTCAAGTAGGCTGTGTGATAACAGGCAATGGTTACATCTTGTCCTCAGGCTACAACGGCTCTTTTCCAGGATCGCAGCATTGCATTGACGCGCCTTGTCCAGGCGCAGCATTGCCTAGCGGCACAGGCCTTGACTTATGCATGTCAGCTCACGCTGAGCAGAATGCAATTGCCAGGTTAAAAGATGTTGATGCAGCAGACACGCTTTACTGCACAACGGCTCCTTGCATTAGCTGCACTAAGCTCGTGTTGTGCACAGGCATTAAGCGGATTGTTGCTGACAAAGACTACATTCATAGCGGCAAAGACTTGTGGCTAAGCAGCGGTCGTGCTTGGAGCAACTATGTTGAGTAGAACAAACTCAGTGCTTGACATCGAGTGCTATACAAACTACTTTTTGATTGCGATCAAGTCTCTTGCTACAGGCAAGGTTGTGACCTTTGAGCGGTCTGACTGGGCAGACTTTGACGTTGAGCAGCTTAACAGTGTGTTGCGCAAATACACGATCATCACCTTTAATGGCAATAGGTACGACATACTCCTATTAAAAGGAGCCATTGCAGGCCTTGACAACGCTAAGTTAAAAGAGCTGTCAGACAACATCATTGTTAACAACATGCGAGCTTGGGACACAGAGTCTAAATACAACCTGCCACAATGCAAGTACATTGACCACATTGACTTGATCGATGTTGCACCTGGCAAAGCCAGTCTAAAAATCTACGGCGGCCGCTTGCACAGTAAACGTATGCAAGACTTGCCAATTGAGCCTAGTGCAATCATTAAGCAAGATGAGCGTGAGCTTTTGACTACGTATTGCATCAACGATCTTGACACAACAATTGACCTGTACTACAAGCTAAGCAGCCAGGTTGATCTGCGTAAAAAGATGGGCGAAGAGCTTGGCATGGACTTACGCTCAAAGTCAGACGCTCAGATTGCAGAGTCTGTGATCAAGAAGCAGATTGAAGCAATCAAAGGAACTAAGATCTACAGGCCTGAGCTGCCTGATAGTTACTCGTTCAACTATGTTGCGCCAAAGTTCATCAAGTTCAAGCACCCTGAGTTGGTCAATGCTCTTGAAGTCTTTAAGAGTGAGGCTTTTACGCTCAATGAAAAAGGCGATGCTGCTGAGCCTGAAAAGGTAGGCAAGCTTAAAGTCAAGATCAACCAGACCGTCTATCAGTTAGGCATCGGCGGCATTCATTCTTGTGAGAAGACAGTCAACTATATTGCTGGCAATGACTACATTTTAGTTGACCGTGACGTGACTAGCTACTACCCGAACATCATTCTTAACCAGCGGCTTTACCCTAAGCACATTGGCACTGAGTTTTTGACTGCCTATAAGTCAATCGTTGAGAAGAGAATCCATGCTAAAAGAACCGGTGACAAGGTCACTGATGCTTCTTTAAAGATTGTCATCAACTCAAGCTTTGGCAAGTTTGGCAACCGCTGGTCTGCTTTGTACAGCCCTGATTTGTTGATCCAAACCACGGTTACAGGCCAATTGGCCTTATTGATGCTGATAGAGGCTCTTGAAGATGCAGGCATACAGGTTGTGAGTGCCAATACTGATGGCATAGTGATCTATTGCCACAAGCGCAACCAAGCGGCCTTATTTTCAATAATTGCAGCCTGGGAAGAGACAACAGGCTTTAACACAGAAGAAACAGCTTACACAGCTCTTTATTCCAGGGACATCAATAATTACGTGGCTTTTAAGCCTTCAGGCTCGTATAAAGCAAAAGGAGCTTATGCTGATGCTGAGTTGTCTAAAACACCAACGGCTCAGATTTGTGTGCAAGCCGTTGTTGACCATCTCCAGTTAGACGTGCCTATTGAGACTACCATCAGATCATGCCAAGATGCACGCATGTTTGTGTCAGTCAGGTCTGTGACAGGCGGTGCAGTCAAAGGGAACGTCTACTTAGGAAAGGCTGTACGCTGGTACTATGCAAAAGGTGAGACCGGGTCAATCAACTATAAAAAGAATGGCAATAAAGTTGCTATGACCGATGGTGCCAAGCCTTTGATGCTGCTGCCAAACAAACCGCCTGAAGACATTGACCATCAATGGTACATTGATAAGGCTCACTCAATTTTGGCAGATCTTGGTGTTAAACAAAAATAGTTGTACAATGTAATAAAGGAGAAAGAAAAATGAAACACACATACTACCCACCTATTCAAAACGAGTCATTGCTTTGCCGTGCCGTGATGAGCATCATTGGAGCTGTTGTTTTAATCGGCGTAGGAGTGATCCTGCTGCTGGCGTACTTTGACGTTCTGGTAAAGTGAGGCCCATCATGTGGAAATACTTATGGACAGAGCTAAAAACAATGTTGAAAACCGTGACGCCAGCTCAAGCAATGGCACACGAGTTGATGCATGCAGAGCATGAGCTCCTAAGAGCAGAAACAGGCGTTGAGTACGCGCAATCAATGGTGACCTATAACAAGAATCGTGTCAAGCGGTTAAAAGCTTATTTGGATAAAACTGAAGAAGTCAAGGAGCCAGCATGAAATGCGACACTGGGGGTATTTGCCCTCACAAGCCTCAGTGTGACCACATTTGCCAAGTCACCGAAACACGCAAGATCAAGCCATATCCAGCAATACCAGATGACATTGCTCCAGTGCCACAATCTTGGCAGATCGTTGGCAGTGTTTTAGTTGGCTTTGTATTTGTGGCCCTGATAGTAATAACAGCTTTGATATTTTTTACCGGGCTTTACATCTGGAGCCTTCTTATATGAACTGCCCGGTGTGCAACGTGTGGACTAGCGTGCTTGACACACGAAACAAAAAGAGCGTTACAGTGCGACGCCGTAAGTGTGCCAACGAACATATTTTTGTAACAGAGGAACGGGTCATATCGCCCAATTTAAAGGAAAAAGATGAGTTACCTGATCGCATCACTCCCGCCGATTAAATGTTTTGTCAAGAGGGAGTTTCTTTACAACTTTGAGAAAGGCCATGGCGAGTTAGAGCCTGCCATCTGGGTCAGCCTTAAAGCTCTGCGAGGCCAAGTGTTCCGCATCGAGTCATTGCTGCCTGACTACGGGGCGCTGTACGACAAGCTGCCGATACATGCCTACGTCTGGCACACAGAGGATTCAGTGTTGCCTGAGTTGCCAGTCGATGCCCTGCAATTGTGGGACTGCATGGGCTATCGCTTTACCATCTTAGAAAAGATTGGCTTGCGCAATCTTGGCGTCAAATTTTTAGGCAAAGACAAATTGTGGCACTTTGGCCGTTACCTGTTCACAGTTGATTTTTGCGCCGATGAAATGGCGCTAGACACAGGTTTTACTGAGACAGCAGAAGAGCACAAGAGCTTTAATTGGATTGCTTTAGACAACGGCCAGTTTGCTTGCCAGCCAAACAACAGGTGCTTGTGGTACGACCAATCACTGATTCCTGCAGAGACAAAGTTCCCTGACTTCCAAGCTGCTAGGAAATTGTGGACCGTCGACGGCAGCCGTAAGTGGTCAGCAGGCGACGACTGGTTTTATGACATCAATGAAAAGAAAGACTAATCATGGAAATTTTTGACCCTAAATGCCCTTGGCACATTGAAGTAGGAGACTTGTTTATTGCACCTGGCAGAGTGCCTAACACCGGCACCGTTTGGATAGGCGAGATCGAAGGAGGACAAGGCGGTGAGTTTAAAGCCATAGACTTGCACGATGTGTTGCGCAAGTTCTATGATGAGAACTTTTAAAAAAGAAACCCCGCCGAAGCGGGGTTAAAAGTTGGCAACTGCTCTTGCGAAGGAGACAGCATGCATATTTTACTTCATTTTCTTTAGTTCAGCTTCAATGTCAGCTTCAATGTCTGGCCCTATCATTTGCGAGCCAGGTATGTTAGGGCTTTTCTCTATGTCAGTTTCAATAGATGCCGGACTAGCATCAGGAGTAACTGGCGTAGGTGGGAACGCAGTCATAGTGCCCATGATAGTGCCTGTCTCGCCTTTGTTCAGATTTGTAACGGCGCTTGCAGTTTTAGCAGCATTGCGTTCCAGAATCTTTACTGCTGCAGCAACTTCTTCTGGTTTGGAAGAAGAAAGAAGCTTGGCAACCTTGGAAGCAACATCGTCGCTAATGCCTGATTTTGTTGCTGTAGTTGCAGCCAGGTTCATCAAAGAATTGACCCAGCCACCGGTTATGGAATTGCCGACAAAGGCATTGATTGCACTTTCACCTTCGTCAAAAGCTTCAACGCCTGCTTGCCGTCTAGCTGTAGGAGAGCCTGACAAAATTTTATTTGCCTGTTGAAAGAGTTGGCTTTCACGCTGCAAAGCAGCCTCAAACAAATCAAATTTTGCTTGACTAGGGAACAAGGCTTTCAATCTATCTCTAGCTTCAGGAGATCCAATTACACGTTGTGCTGCATTGATGTTGCCGCTAGGGTCCATCACTGTGGCATATAAGTTGCGCACAGCGCCTGTCTTAAAGGCTTCTTGTTCTGCTGTGCTGAAACCTTTCATCATGCTAACGACTTGCTCAGGGTCTAACTTCCTAAAGTCAGACATGCCTGTACGCAAAGCATCTAGCACTTCTGCATCTCCGGCGTATTGTGCCCTGGCCGTTTTATATGCAGAAACACCGTCAACTTCTGTTGCTTTGTCTAAAGCACCGACCATTGCTTTTTTCAAATCTTTTAAGCTGTTGGCTTCAGCGCTGCTCATGCCTTCACCTTTGTAACCTCTATTGACTACAGCGTCCATGCCTCGCTTAATGTAGTCAAGAGTTCGTACATCTGGTAGTTTTGACAAAGCAACATTGCCGGCCTCGTCTGCAATAAAGATGTCGTCTAGGACATACTTGGACGGATCTTCTCCACGCAACTCTGCTGCAAGCTTTTCATTGTCTGCAATCTTTTTGGCTTCGTCAAAGAATGACTTAAACCTTGGATTTTGCAATACGCGGTTAATCGTAGGATCATTGACTGTGCCAAATTTGTAAGCCTCGTCATACAGATTATTTGCATTGGCACGCAAGCTCTGAAGCATGTCATCTTCTTGCTGATAGAAGTTGCCTTCATTTCCAACGCCACGCTTTGTCTGCCCGACCACACGTTCTCTAATTCCTGACTTATTGGCTTCAAGCACATCGGCAAGTGTGTCACCAGCTCTTTCGCTTTTAGCTGTCACAATCTCTGCAAGACCGACCGTTGGCCTGGTTGTATTTGCCAGTGTAGAAGGAACTCCTGCAGCTCGGTCTAACGACATTGAGGCAGCTGCTTCTTTTGGAGTAATGCCAGAACGTTCTAGTGCAGTGTTAACTTTTGCAGCAGCTCGGCCTTCAATGTAACCAGGATCGCGACTCAACCGGTCTCTTGCAAATGTTGCAAGGCTTTTACCACCGCGGATCACAACAGGCAGTGTTCCGCCCAATGCTGTGCCGACTGTCCCACCAACAACCGCGCCTGTGCCTCGCTCACCTGGCTGAGCAGAACCTGCACCTGTAACAGCGCCTGTTGTGCCGCCAACAACAGCTCCACGAGCTAATGGGTTTGCTGCCATGCGCGACAACGCGCCGGCTGTACGTGCACCTGCAGCAATAGCCGCCGGCGCAGCTGCACCGCCTGTGGCAGGAGTGACTAGCATTGCTGCTAGAGCCGGTGCAGCGCCGCCTGTAAACTCCAGGGCAGGAGCTACAAACGGATTTTCTTTAGAATACTGTGCGTATTCCTTGTTGATCTTAGCAAGTTCTGCTGCATAGCCAGGGCTTTGAGAAAGTTTAGAACGAAGCCATGCTTCTGCTTCATCGCCCCAGCCCATGCCAAGACCTTGACCAATAGCAGCACGAGCCGCCCCTACATATGGATTAGCTGTTGCCATTATTCAAGTCCTTGAGGTACTGGAACGGTTTCTCTAAACGAGCCTTGCGTAATTTCTAGTAATCGTAGTTGGCTGCGCTTTTCAATGGCTTGTAAAGTACGGAAAGCATTTTTCATGATGAGCGCACGTTCTTCTTTGCTCTTCGAACCTAGACCTTGAAGAGCTTGGAGTGTTTTGGTTTCTGCATCTGAGATTGCACCTGGGAAGGTGGACTTCAATTGCGCCAAAGCACCCTTCTGCAATAAGTTCTCTTGCTCACGAGTGTTCAACACTTTAGGATCTTTGGAACCCGCAGCCTCAAGAAGTTTGCGCTGAGCAGTATCTACCACAGACGTATCAAACGTGTTGTCATTCAACGCATAAGCACGTTTAAGATCATCCATGGCTTGTTTTGTGCTGCCAAGCATGTCTTGAGTCTTAATTTTAAGTTCAACCTCTGGGCCAGTTAACTTAGCTTGCTGATCTTTTGTCTGTTCAAACTTGTTTTGAGCCAATGCCAACATAGCCGCTTGCGTGCTCATGCCTGCTATTGACGCGTTAATCTGCGCCAGCTTACCTTCAACATTCAGATTGCCAATTTCAGCCACACGTTTCTGATACGCCTCTGTACCTGCCTTAAGACCCTCATCAAGAGCTTGTTTGCCGGCAGCAGACTGCGGCTCGCCAGACTTAATGTAGTCTTTAATGAGTTCGGTTGCAATGGCTCGCTTGTCATCCATCTCTTTACCAGCTAATGCACGCAAAGTGTTCAAGTCTTCTTTTGAAGAAGCCATCTTTAATTTCTGAACTTCAAGACCAAGGAGTTGTTTCTCTCTAGCAGAAGCACGTTTGCCTTTGGCGTATTCACCAAGCTCTTTGCCGACCATACCTAAGTTCTCACTGAACTGGCCTGTTTTAGTAGGAGCGCCAAAGGCTGCCGCTAAGCGGAAATACATTTCAGCTTTAGAGCTCTGTGCATCTTCAGGAGAGCTCATGGAGGTAGTGAGCATTCTAGTAAACGCATCGCTATCAGCCGTAGCACGAGCACGAGCTGTCTTTAATTCTGCGTCATAAGCACCGTCTTTTGGACCGTAAGCAGCAAGCATTGCTCGCATGGTAGCCATGCGCTCACCGCCAGGAAGAGCAGCTTTAGGAACTACAACTGCAGCAACAGGGGCAGGAGCAGGATCAACAACCGGCACAGATAGAGTGCCAGCCGACTCATTCATGGCGTTAATTGCATCAACATCCCTAGCATTGTTGACAGCAATCTTGGTCAAAGCTGACTTAGGCGCATTTGTAATAACAGTGGCCGGTACAGGTTCAGGCTCAATAATTACTGGTTTAGGAGGCATAGACATATTCACAGGAGAAGTTACAGCTTCAGGCTGCATACGAAACCGCATATTAAAATCTTCTTCTTCATCAACGCTGCCGTAGCCGCTAGGTAGGCGAACTGCACCTGCTGTTTGGTAGTGGGTTTTGATCCTGCCGCCACGGGCATTATTCTCACCGACGTTGGCTGCTGAAGCCGCGTCCGCTCCCGGACTGTTGGTGTCACTTACACCACCATCAATGCTAGTCGTATTGCCACCACCTTGACCATCATAGTCTCCCGGCTGGTCGCCTAAAGTACCCATCAAGCCGCCGCCGTATGTATAAGACCCCGGTATTGCATCGAGGTCGTTATTTTGAACATCTTGGTTCCTACTAGAAACAACTTCGTTAAGTGCTGTACCCCTGCTTTCCACAGGCGCAAAGTTGCTTGACAAATTTGTTAAAAGTTGTTGTTGTAAATTTGGGTCAAAATAGTTTTGTATTGCGCCAAGTGGTGTATTCTTAAAACCATATATAGCAAGAGCGTTTAGATTTGCCTCTATTGGATTTGCAGCAAAATAAGCAGCTTTTCCTTCATTAGACAAATTTGTCCACGCAGGGTTTGGATCAACGTATGGGTCGCTGCCTCCATAGCTACCACTAGTGCCGGCGACATTTATTGAGCCTACGCCTGTGTTAGACATGGTTGGCGCAGCGTCTACATTTGCAATGGTTTTAATGTATTGCCAGTCAGCGTCAGAACTAGTGCCAAAAATGTTATCCGATGCAGCCCTGATTTCTGAGTCCGTGTAGCCGTCTCGTGAGCGTTGTTTGTAGTAAGCAGCTGCTTGACCAGGAGAGGAAACACCTCCGCCAGTCTGGTAGTTGGTCCTAACTTGACCGCCATAGGCATACTTAGCAGCAAGCTCATGGACAGAACCACCGTGTGCTTTTTTGGCAGCAGCTTCATCCGCAGCAATTTTTGCAAATGTGGAATTAAGATTTTTAGGATCAAACGCACCGCTTGAAACCTGGTTCATCCAGTAGTTGTAGCCTGGAGAGTCAATCGTTCCTTGCTCCCAGCTACGGCCAATGCTTTTGTAAGCGTCAACAATATTCTGGTTGTAGGTCGGATAAGCCCTTGCTGTCATTTGCGCCCAGTCACCTTCGTTTACTTTGCCAAAAGTATTTTCTGATGCAGTACGAAGGTCAGCATTGTTGTAACCAAGGTTGCGCTGCTGCAAGTAGTAGTCTGACTTTTCTTGAGGCGTAGCATTGATCATTGACGCATTCATAGCGCCATACGTCGGGTTTTTAAGTTGATTGCCAAAGTAGCTGCCGGTAGTGTTCATCAAATTAAATTCAGGCCTAGTGCTTGCAGACGCAGACCCAGCATTATTAACTTGTGTTGGTTTTGCGTAGCTACCGCCACCGGCGTTATACATAGATTGAACTGCGTCATACCCGCCGTATCTATCAAACTCAGATGTTGGCGCTCCGGTCGTCATAGACCGATGCATCAAATTTATTGCAATTTCAGGCGTTAGGGTATTACTAGATGAAGACTGATTGCCTGTCTGAAATTGACTTTGTGCGTACATCGGCGTGTTTTGCAAACGATTCTGATATTCAGTCTTGTAGGTGTCATAAGACTTCTGATCAAGACCATACTTACGCATTGCCTCATTGAAAGCTGCTGGGTCTGCTTTATACGCATTAAAGTCAGCAAGCTGCTTGTCATACGTAACTTGGCTGGCTTTAGCCGCAGCATCTTCGCCTTCCACACGGCTACCCGAAGGAGCGGTAGGCACTGAAGGAGCAGTTGTGCCAGAATAGTTAACCATGCCCGGAGTGCTCACCCCGTACTGCTTCATGATGCGATTGAGTTCATATCCCATGTCTGCTCCTTAGCCTAAAGCGTTCAAACCTTTATACGTATACAGCCCTGTTGCCAACTGAGACAGAGGCGAGGCTGAATACGTAGCGCCGGTTGAACCGCCGGAGGTTGTTGTAGTTTGTGGTGTGATCGGTGCCATACCGCGAATTTGCGTGCTAAGGAAATCAGCCTGTTGTTTAGGATAGTTTTGCTCATTAATGTACTGCTGTTCAGCCGCAGTCAACTGCCGTTGCATCTGGCCTTGTTGAGCAGCTCCGGCGCTTTCAAGTGATGCAACGTCGGCTGAGCGCATTGCTTGCTCTTGCTGCTGCATATTGGCAAACTGCTGTAGCGCAGACATTTGGCGCTGGTAATCTTGAGCCTTAGCTGCTTGAGCTTGTTGAGCTGCACTCAAACCAAACTGCTGCTGAGCTTGACCCGCTCCGGTTACAGCTTGACCAATATTAGCGTATTGACCAGCGCCTTGAAGCACACGAGACAAATCTCCACCGGCAATGCCGCCAGCCGTACTAGCCAATTGAGCTTGACGTGCAAGATCTGCTTGAGAAGCACCAAGAGCTTGCCCATAGCCTTGATTGGCCAGTTGAGCTTGTTGGTTAAGTACAGACTCTTGTGTGTCACGCAATGCTCTTGAACCAAACTCACCCATGCGAGTGCCACCAAACTGGCCTGCTTTGATAAACGAATCAGACACGCTAGGCAATAAGTTCTCGCTTAAATTACGAGCACCTTGCTTAGCAATAACGTCCATGACTCCTGTTTGATAAGGAGACATGTATTTATTGACGTCTGTATATGAGGCTTTACTGGCTTCACTTAGATAAGGATCAGCTGCGGTCAGTGCTTCTTTTGACAGCGCCTGAGCAGTAGTAGTACCTGCCGTGTCAAAATAACCTTGACCTGTGGTCAACTGCCCTAATGCCGTTGCAGGGTTTTGCAGGTATTTGTTCTGCGCGGTTTGCAAATCTGTAGCAGTACCTTTGCTACCAAAACCGTACATGTCTGTTTGAGCTTTATCTAGGTCGGTTTGATAAAACCCTTGATTCCTGACTACGTTTTTGTAGGCGTCTTGCTGGTTTTGAGACAATTCAGCCACAGTCGGCAAGTCATAAGATTGATACGGCTTATTGGCAAGATTCTGCGCAACTTGAATTTGGTTGTAGATAGCATCTTGCATCCACTTCGGCGTCTCTGTGGATGATGTAGCGTAAGAAGTTGCGGTCTGAGGAGACCCTTGGAATAGACTGCCCATTATGCAACCTCTTTCAAATATGCCAAGGGAGACTTGGCGTTAGGGCTAAATTTACCTTTTGCTAAGGCTTTACCCTTATGCGAACGAATTTTTTGGCGCATAGCGTCAAGGAGCTTAGCTCCTTCTTGATTAGAGCCGTCACCAAGCATTGCAACTGTTTCTGCATCAATCACGTATTCACCATCAGATAGTTTGGCATTAATGGTGTCTGCTCGACCAGAACCGGCTCCACGAGCAAACCTGGCAACAGCTGACAGAGCGCCTCCACGTGCTTTACCGATTGGCGCTGGCTGATTATAAGACCCTTGCCGCGCATCCGGAGTACTAGATGCGTAACCTGTAATTCTTGGCCAGTTAGAAGCCATGAACCGATCAAGACTCATGCCAGCAGCATTAGCATCGTTCTGCATTTTAGTCCAGTCCCAAGAAACTGAAGGACGGGCAAAGTACTCTTGCTGCTCAGGAGACATCTGTTTAACAGCCTGTTGAACTTGCAAAGGAGCTTCGCTCAAACTGCTCAACAACGTAGCACCTAGTACAGCATTCTTAAGTGTGAACGGGCTAGAGCTAACCGGCGTGCCTGAGGTTTTAAGTTGGTTCAGCGGAGATTGGCTTGCCGTTTTTATACCCATATTGGTTTCTTGGGCGCCGTAACCTTCAGGTGCTACAGGAGCAACTGGATTTGCCAAAGAATAATCTGCAGGGGTTAATGAGTAGTCACTGCTTTTTGGCAGCTTTAAACTTTCAATGACTGCGTCAGAAGGTTTAGAGCTCATGTTGCTAGATTCAACAGGCCTTGACATAGCAGTCGCCAATCCTGTTAAACCACCACCAATGATGGCTGATTTAGGGTCGTACCCTGCGGTAATCATGTTGCCAAACTGCCTAGCACCAGCGCCTATTGAAGCATTGTTGGTCAAGCCACCTAATTGTTGACCGGCATAAGTGCCCAAAGCGCCTGTAGCAGCGCCTTTCACAAATCCTTGACCTGATGCCATACCTGCCGCACCGCCAATCAAAGTGTTGCCAAGTAGATTTTTACCGGCAGTATCTAAACCTAAACCAAATTGGGTATTAGCCGCACCACCAAGGTAGTCACCGGCTCCTGAACCCAAACCACCAAGCAAGGCACCTTTAAGAGGGTCGCCACCAGTTAAGGCCGCAGTACCACCGCCAATAACAGCGCCACCGGCTATAGCGGCTGCTGTGCCTGAGAAGCCCATAGCGGAGCCAATTGCCGTACCTGCCCCTGGCACTAAAAAATCTATTGCAATAGGCAGAGCAACGGCCAAAAACTTCTTTAAACTAAACTTATATTCAGGCAGCCCAGTTTGCGGATTGATCGTTCCTGAACCTCCCATGCGCTTAAGCATTGCTGCTTCGCGTGGATTAATGTGGGCTAGCATTGTGTCGCCAAGACGGCCTCTAGCCGCTATAGACGCCAAGCCGCCTCTAGCAAAACCTTTTTGCTTAGTGCGCTCCTGCATTCCATACATCAACACTAAAATAGAGATGATGGCTACAGGGTCAAACTGCTCAGGTAGATCGCCTGGATCAAGCAAGTCGTCATCAATAGCAGCTTTAAGTATTTCTTGATACTGGTCTGGGTTGTTCAGAGCAAGCTCAAGCATCTGTACGATTTCGTCAAGACCCTCAGTCGTGATTGGCATGTCGCCAATTTGATTTTCAAGAGTCAAAACTGCCTGAGAAAAACGAGGATCGTTTTTAGCAATTTCAAGAATTTGTTGCTTATCCATTTTTTACTCCAAATTTCATTACTCAGCTGTTTGACAAAACCGCTCAGCCCACTCACGCCAGTCGTCAAAATCATAAGGCAGAGGGAAGTTTCTACCTAGAGTCGTATTGTTTAAAAACTGCATTGCCCAGTTTTGCCAATTCTCAATATCATCCAACCTGCCAAGAGCTCCGTAGCTATCTAAGTCAAGCGCAATCTGGTCAGCCCAATCACGCAGCCCCATGCCAGTAGGCGAAGTGATTCGGACGCTCATCCAAGCACCGTCTTGTCTCCAGAATCAATGTGACCAATAATCTGGCCCATCTGGTAATCACCGCCTACAGCATTTGACTCAAAAAGTACACGCAACTCGCGGCGCTGTTCTTTAAGCATAACAATCTGCTGGTATGGCTCAGTTGCAGATTCAGGGAATGTAAATACGCTACTGTAAACTTCAGGCGCTCTAGCATTAGCTCGACCCGTGACCTGCACAGTCATAGAACCGTTTTGAACAAAGTCAGGCTCAATCTCTGTGATTCGCAAATACTCATTCTTACCTTGTGGAAGTGCGGATAAGTCAGCCGTTTCAAAATATGATTGAATTGGAAACACAAACTGCCCATCAATCGCATCAACGCCTTGCTCGTGAATCCATACACGATAACCACTTGCCGTAGTAACGCAGTCTGTCAGTAAAGGCGCTGCAAAGCCATTGTTATACCCACCAGAAGCGCGTCCAGACTCAGGCAGTTCTGTGTCATACCAAGAATTCTCACGCACATTATAGATGATGGCATGCGTACATTCTGTGGCATCACCCTTGGGATAACACCACCAAATTTCACCAAAGTGTGGTACTTTAAATGCAAACACTTTAGCGCGGTGATTTGGGTTTACATTATCAAAAAAGTAGTTCAAGTTCATCTGGTTTGGAACTTCACGCACCACGCCGTTGAACATCAAGAACCGGTCAACACCGCACCAGAAAAACACGCCGTCGTAATCGACTACGCAGTCAGGCGACATGATCGAAGTGTCCGTTGCAATTATGTCAAATTGAAATACGGTTGCACCGCCTGTAAAAGTAGCGCGTATGACAGCATCATACGCCCAAAATATACCAGCAGGCGCTGACCCTGAGCCTGCACGCAGTGGCATGCCCTTGACAATCTTTTGACCCCAGACCCTGGCAATGCCTGAGCCTGAGCCGCTCAAATCAGTAAAAGTGCCCGGTACAGACCAACCCACAATACCTGCGGTGCCAAAATAAAATAAGTAAGGAAACAGCATCACAATGCCGCCAGTAGCATTTGCACCGGCAGGCAATGGAATCTCTTTTAACGCAGCAGTTCCTAAAACATCGCCATAGAAAATCTGACCACCTGTATCGTTACACACGCACTGCAAGTTAGGAGCTACGTGCGCAATGATCGAGTTAGCAGTTGTTGACGCGTCATACGCAGTTTGGAACATCCACTGGTTATACGCATTGACAACCAACGCATTTAAGCCGCCAGCCATATTTGTCACAGTGGTTGTGATCGTTGTTGTGTTAGCCACAACAACAAAGCCGTTAGTGCCTTGGCCAGCAGTTGCGGCCGTAATAGTGATGACCGCGCCAACAGCTACAGCAGAATAGTTTGGTGTAGATGCAAAAGCTGTGATGTTTGCAGCAACAGCAATTGCAGTTGTAGGCAAGTCAGTTGTAAATGCAACAGAGCCTGAAGTGATAGTCACGCCATTGACCGTGATGCTGCTAACCGCTCCTGCGCCGCCACCAGTTAAAGTGACCGTGCCTGTTGCAGCTACAGCCACGGGTGTTCGATTGCTGATAACCGAACTATTCTTTGTGTCATCAATCGTAAAACGCTCAACGGTTGATGCACCTGCAGAGTGGCAATACTGCAAACTCTGTTGAGTAAAACTATTAAAACCCCTAGAGATTTCAGTCAGGTACTTGTTGATTGAGCGGTAACCGCCAATCTTTCTAGGCAGTCCACGCTGAAACCTGACCCATTGCCCGTCAACGTAAAAGTCGCCATCGTACCTGGTACCATCTCGCTTGATACCCGGCAAAGACTTTAGGACTATTGTGGATTCTGGCATCAGTACGTGCCTCCGTCAACGATCGGGATGTTTCCTAGCGTAGACCAGACAACGCTCTCACTAGCAGCTGTAAATATTGCGTCACCTACTGAAGTTGCGCCTAAGTTGATACGCGCAGCAGATGCCGTGGTAGCTCCCGTACCGCCGTCAGCAATAGAAACAGGCAAAGACAAACTAGAAGAATCTGCATCGACTACGTTTGTGCCGTCAGAATAAATAATTGCACGCTGCCCGGTGCTAAAGTTAATTCCCGTTCCGGCGGAAGTCTTAACTGTAAAGGTGTACGCACCTGTTGTTTCGTTGTTGATCCAGTATTGCTGAACTGTTGCAGGAACAATGATGTTACGGTTTCCGGTCAAAACGCCTGTAAATTTATAGGCAATACGATTCAACTCACTGCCGCTCAATGTGTAATTACCAGTCCCGGCGACATTGATAACCGTATAGTCAAATGCAAAAATAGCAGACTGACCAAAACCAATAGTGTAGAAATTTAAGCCGTCTGTTGCAATGATGGCAGACTCACCTGGTTGAAAACTCAGTGACGCTAAACCATCAATCAGAGGCGCACCTGTAGGGTCAGCTGAGACAGCGCCTGAACCGGCGTTGCGCAAATAAACAAACCAGTTGTCACCCACAGTAGGCGCTGAGGGTAGAGTAAACGTACCGCCTGCGCCACTCCAGACAAACATCTTAGCGCGATCGCTTGCGCCTGCGGTGTAATTGCTATTGAAAGTGGTAATAGGCACTGACTGAGACAACAGTGTGCCTACAGCCACAATGCCAGTGCCAGCCAAAGCAGATGCGTTAGCTTCAGATACCGTAGCGCCAAACTGCAATGACTCCCACAAGCCGTTTGTTGTGGTGTTGCTAGTCAAATAAATCTGATAGACCGTCCCGGCGGCAATCGACGCAATTTGCGTACCCCCAGCGTTCTTAACTATAAAAGTTTGAGCGCCTTGGTTGTTGAACAGGATGGTGTTGCCAACGCCACTCTTTTTGGCATCTGGCAAAAAGATTGACAGACTTGCAGTAGCGGCTGTTACATCAATGATGCGCGTTGCTAAGTTAGTGTTGGTTGAGGTTTCCTCTGGCCAACTTAGCGTTACATCCACAGTTAGCGCAATCTCGCTGTAGCTAATCTCACTTGGGTAGATGTTTGCGCCGCCAAAAACGTCTGTATAGATAGGCATTAAGCTTCACTCCTATTTGCTGAGCGATCCATGATGCGCTTTAGGTCTTCTCCGTTGAGAGCCTGAGCAGCACGGTCGTACATTGCTTGCCACACTTGAATACGCTCATCTTTTTTAAGGAATGGAGCAGCCTCAAGCAAGGTTGCATACAACAACACGTCAGGGGCGTATTCAGTGAGATAATTGGTTTGTAATTCATCGCCCAAAAGGGCAGGTTGTTCGTAGTACAAAATCTCAAGAGTTTGCACTGTAGAAGGCGTTGGGGTGATCAGCCAATTCTGATAGTCATAGTCCGCATAGAACTGAGGGGCTGCGGTCTGAGATTCATTAGGCCAATAGTTGCGGCAATACTCGTAAGCTCTGGCAAAGATAGGCGACCCTGTGACAGTCATGCTGATTGTGTCACGCCAGCGGTCAGGCTTAAGATAGACAGCCACACCAACGGATAAGGGAGTACTAACAGCCCGGATAAAGCCCTGAATTTTAAGCTCTCGGGCAATGCGCCGCTCACCTAGTGTAACTAAGCGCGGAAGCTGGTCATAAACAATTTGATCACTCTCTTGCGTGAAACCACGCTCAAGGTAGCGTCGCACGTCTACCAGCAGACTGTCGTACGTCATGCTATAGCTCATAAATACTCCGTAGGTATTAGCCGCTGATTCAGCATGCGCCGTTTAGATGGATTATAACCTTGAAATTAAACAAACGCTCGAGTGCCTGCTTTGTCAATGATAAGCGCCTGTTTACGTGGGGTTCCGTCTGGTGTGTTTGTCACGCTGATGTGCGTCCATGCGTCAAACTCGCGGATGATCTGGTCAAATGGCAAACCAGCAGCAATAACTGCCTTGACAACTGCATCAGGGGTCATTCCGGGGACACGTAAGTCTGCTGCACAGCCAATACGGTGCTGAGACGTGTCTTTGCTGCCTACGCTATCGTTGACCTGCTTTGAGCGAAACCCAGAGTTGATCATGATTGGCTTGCCGTCCAACGCTTCTTTAACCTGTTCTAAGAACTCGGCCAGCCTTTGAAGGTTGGCAGTCTCGGCTTCGTTTGGCGTGTTGTCAAACTGGCGATGGCTGGTAGCAGTCAGCTCTTCCAGCGTAAAGTGTTCTGTGAGGTTCATTTTTTACTCAACAAATCTGTCTTGGCTTGAGAGCCGGCGCTAGAGCCAAAATAATACGCAATTATCCCCGTCCAAGCTGTGCCGAGGCTTCCCAACATCATCAGGATGGCGGGGTTGCTGTCGTCTAGCTTGTTGAAGAACATCATCACCATGATGCTGAAAAATCCAATGGTTACAGCACCCGCCAGCAGGGGTGGCATGATTGACTTGGTGATTGACTGCATGTTCCGTGCAGACTTCCTGTCCTCAACTTCTAGCTTTTCAAAGTTTAGGCCAAGCTCTTGCGCCTGCTTTTGAAGCTCGATCTCAGCAATCTTGACTTGAGCAATCTGGTCTGCTGACAGCTTGTTGCTAGAGATTAAGTCGCCAACTTTTTCGGGATCAACGCCAATTGCTTTGGAGATAGCAGAAACAGCCATCCCCGCTAGTGGGCCACCAAGTGCCGTGGCAATCGTTGGTGCAATTTGTTTTAGCCAGTCCATTATTTTCTCTCCATTTTGGTTTCAATAACTGCAATACTTTGGCGGTTGTGCATGATGTCGTCACGGTTTTTTTGGATTTCTTTTTCTAAGTCTTGACGCAGTTTTTCACGCGCCAGTTCAGCGCCTGTATTTGATGCTTGCTTATTGTCGCTAGTAACCACTAGACTGATCTTGCTGTTGAGAATTGTGACCTCATGCGCCAGATTTGACAGCGCCGACATCAGGTACACTACGCAACTAAACAGCAGTGGCAGCAATGCAAATGTGATCTTTTCAACCAGTGCGCCCTTGGCGGATTCTTCAGACATATTTATCTCCTTTGAAAATCACATTTGCCAGCGCATTGCTCAAGAATTGTAAAAGACAGATAAGCAACAAAACCTATCAAGGCAAAAAAGACCAAGACCAGCATCACAATTTCAAGAGTTTCTTCAACTTCTTTTTTGTGCTTTGCCGCAGCTTCTCGTTCGCGCCTAGCATCGTGAGCCGCCTCAACATCCATTGCTGCCGCTCGTTCTTTTATCTTATTCCAGACATCCACCTTACCAGCCTGCATAAACAGCAATTGCAACTCGGCCTCAAACCTTTTTGCTTGGTCAAGAGCCATCTCAATTTGGATGGCAACCCCCATGCTGGACTTAGATTTCTTGGCTTGAGAAACAGCCTTGGTTGCCGTACTCTTTGCATCAAAATACTTGCCCAAAACAGGGCCAAGCGATGCTACATCGTCAACAGTTTTGCTGACCTTCTTGATTAGCGCAACCGCCGCCTGTATCCCAGCTAGGGCTGTTAGCGGATCAATCATTTTCGTTTAACCTTTTCCCACTGTAGGCAAACAACTTTGCGGTTATAGACATCCCCGCTCCACGCCCACCGCACACAGCGGTATTCAGTCTTTTTATCTTGGCTGGCTGCTCCTGGTAAAAAAACCAAAAAGAGCATTAAAAGCCAGCGCATACATGTTAGACAGTCACTTCAACCCAAGATGTTGTAGCTTCATCCCAACTGTACATTTTGTTGTCTGTTGGGTATGGCACCGGAGCGCCCCACTGACAAGTTGTCTCGTTTAAAACCCAGCTTGGGTACGGCTTGGGCGCAATAAAGGCGTTGCGGATTGGATCGTACTGATATCCAATACCTGCGTAGTTGAAACGCATATTGCCGTTGTAGCTTGTCTGCTTCCAGCGTGTATTAGGGAATAGTGACTGACAAAACGCTACGCCAACAGCCTCAGATTCACTGCCGTTTTCATCCAGACACTCGCTGTTGTTTACCACAATAACTTGCAGTACTACGTTGTTTTCATCAAGTTGTGCAAAATGTGCCATATATCACCTCAGAATGTAATTGAACCGGAACCAGTCCACTTGTAAATTTTGTACCCACCAGTGTTGGTGAATGTTGGAGAGCCTGTAGTGGATGCGGCGTCATCAAAGGTATCTGCGTAACGAATGATGACAATACCTGAGCCACCATTAAATCCAGCTTTAGGAGAGCCAACGTCACCACAACCGCCACCGCCGCCGCCAGTGTTGGCAGTGCCAGCACTACCGGGTTGTCTATCATTTGTTTGACCGTTACCTCCCCCGCCAGTTCCTCCAGCACCACCAGAAGCCCTGCCGCCACCACCTCCGCCACCAGCATAAGTTACTGAAGTACCCGTAATTGAAGAAGCTACCCCATTACCACCAGCACCAGAGACACCTGAAGTGCTGTTTCCTCCCGCCGCGCCAGCGCCGCCGCCGCCACCGGCCTCTGTGAAGTTAGGACTACCGCCGTCATATCCTTGCCTTGGTGGGCCTGCGGTTCCTGTTCCGGGAATTCCGCCGCTGTATCCAGCGCCGCCGCCTGAACCACCATTCTTTTTGGCATTAGTGCTTTCCTTCACTCCAGCGCCGCCGCCAGTTGATGTAACAGAACTAAAAACTGAATCGCTTCCTTTGGTTGCATTATCTGCGGGTGAAGCAGGTGATCCAGTTCCTCCAGCCCCTACAGTCACAGTAATTGCAGAACCAGATGAAACAGCAAAACCAGAAGCTGTTAACAAACCACCAGCACCGCCTCCACCACCATCATCTGCCGCACCACCGCCTCCTCCAGCGACAACGAGATATTCAACTGTAGATGTCTTGTTTGTTGCTGAAGGAGTTACGCTATTTGAAGCCGCGCTTGCTGGGCCGGTCGTAAATGTAGTAGCCCGCACTGTAAATGTATAAGCCGTACCATTACTTAATCCAGTTACTACTACAGGCGATGATGCTCCTGTGCCAGTTAAACTTCCGGGACTAGACGTAACTGTGTAGCTTGTGATTGATGCGCCGCCTGTTGCAGCAGGTGCTGTAAACGTAACGGACGCTTGCGCGTTACCCGCAGTGGCTGTGCCAATCGTAGGTGCACCGGGGAATGTAGGGAAGTTGGAACCCTGCAAGAACCGTTTAACCTTCTTTACAGTCCACAGACCATTAGCGTTTGTTTGTGATGGAAATTGAGCCATGATTAAAACGTAATTGATCCAGAACCAGTCCAGCGATAGATCTTAAAACCGCCAGTGTTTGTAAAGGTTGGTGAACCTGTTGTTGATGCGGCATCATCAAAGGTGTTGGAATACCGGATAATGACAACACCTGAGCCACCCGCAGCAGAATTATTTTGGAAGTCTCCACCAGCGCCGCCTCCGCCACCAGTATTTGCTGTGCCAGCGGTTGGAACAATAGTTGCATTGCCGCCCGTACCGCCACCGCCTGATCCACCTGCGCCGGGGGTTCTAGAACTTCTAGCGCCGCCTCCACCTCCACCAGCGTAAGTTACTGAGGAGCCAGAGTACGACGATGCTGTGCCCGCGCCCCCATTTCCGCCATTACTTCCAGATGAAGCATTACCCCCTTGAGCGGTTGCTCCGCCACCACCGCCCGATTCATCACCAGAAGCTAAGCCGCCAGAATTACCCTGACCAGACACCCCTGTGCCAGCAGTATTTCTTTCAATCTCAGCGCCGCCACCAGAGCCACCATTCTGGGCATATCCAGTAACAACAGAACTATTGTAAGTTGCTCCCCCACCACCTCCTGTGGATGTAATGGAACTAAACACCGAGTTAAGACCATTAGAGCCTGCAAAGTCTTTGGCAACACCGCCTGCACCGCCAGCGCCGACAGTCACTGTAATAGCAGACCCCGCTGACACAGCAAAAGATGTTGCTGTACGGAAACCACCTGCGCCGCCACCGCCACCACCCCGTGAGGAATTACCAAAACCACCGCCACCACCACCAGCAACTACTAAATAATCAACGGTAGTGGTTTTATTTGCAGCACTAGGAGTTACGCTATTTGATGCAGCACTTTCTGCGCCATACCCCACGGCATTTTGCGCTGCTACTGTAAATGTATAAGCAGTTCCATTAGATAAGCCAGTTATCACAATGGGGGAAGAAGCGCCTGTTGCAGTAATACCGCTTGGAGAAGAGGTAACTTTATACCCTGTAATTGCAGAACCGCCATCACTTGCTGGCGCTGTAAAAGTTACAGATGCTTGTGCATTACCACCGGTAGCCGTGCCAATTGTTGGCGCTCCGGGTACAGTAGCAGTACTGGGCCAATTATTCCCTGCACGAGCACGATAAACGTCCGTCATGTTCCAGACATCAGATGCGCTTGTTGTTGATGGAAATTGAGCCATGATTAGAATGTAATTGAACCGGTTCCGGTAAACGTATAGATACGATAGCCGCCTGTAATGGCTATTGTTGGCGAACCAGTTGTAGATGACGCTGCATTGTAGGTATCCGCATAACGAATAATTACAACACCCGAGCCACCTGCGGCTCCAGTTGCGCCTGAGCCTCTAGATCCACCACCACCTCCGCCTGTATTGTCTGTACCAGCAGTTCCCGATCCGTTATCAGTACCAGCATAACCAGCGCCGCCACCGCCAGCACCACCCGCTCCACCACTTGCCCCAGTGCGAGTTCCGCCGCCACCTCCGCCTCCATAGTAAGTAGCACCGCCACTAGGCCATACAACGCCCACACCGCCTGCACCGCCGTTTCCACCGCCAGTAGCCGCTTGACCAACGCCGCCTGCACCGCCGCCTCCACCTGTTGCGCCATCACCAGCAGAACCTTGCGCGGCCCCACCAGCATAACCTTCTACGGGTGAATAACTACCTGCATTACCAGAACCGGGCGGGTACAGCGTACCGCCAGTGTTTGTACTTCCTCCGCCACCAGAACCACCAGTACGCCCGTTATTTGATAAAGCACCTCCACCCCCGCCTCCGGTTGTGTTAATGCTAAAAGCAGACGAAGTGCTACCGTCATTACCCACCCCTGTGGGTGCTTTTGATGCTCCGCCAGCGCCAACAGTTATTGTGTAAGTTGTGCTTGCAGTAACAGAAGCAGTGCCAGACCTTAAACCGCCAGCACCACCACCAGCACCAACATACGACCCCGCGCTACCACCACCCGCAACCACAAGATATTCAACTGTTGGGGGTGCAGTAATCGGTACAGGCCAATTCCCGCCCATGACGGCATCCCGAACATCAAGCATTCCCCATACGCCATAAGCGCTGCTAGGGGAGGGAAAATCTGCCATTAGCTAATTTCCTCGTAAGATGCGACAGCTTCAAGGTCGCTATTAGCGCTGGCAGTGAGCCGCAATGAGTCCCCTTCCTCAAGATAAATGTATTTGCTCAGCATGTCAAGAGTTGCACCTGCCGGCACTGTCATCAGGTATGCAATGCGGTACGCTGTTGAAGAACGAAACACGTCCACATTGACGGTTGCATTGTTAGTGCCGTCCACATTAGAAACCATGAGCGAATCAACTTTCAGTACCTTGCCACTGGCGGCAGAGTTAGTAATAATTGCCGTGGCGCTCGTGGTGACAACAAGTACTCCGGTCTTACCATAAATTGCAGTGACGTTGACTATATTAGGCGCTGCCATAATTACTCCGTTTCATTTTGAAATTGTTCATACGCATCGAGGTCTGCTCTCTCGTCTGGCGTCATTTCTTTGGTTTCCCAGATGTCTTTCACAACGTCTCCGACCCAGCCGTAACTATGGTTGCCCGTGGCGACTTGGTATCTAGGGACAGCGTTTTTAGCTACACGCTCAAACAACGCGTAACCGCTCTGAAAAGGGTCTGTTCCAGGAAAAGCTTGCGTGAAGTTTTCAACAAAAACAGGATGACCTACAGGTTGTCCGTTTTCCAGTTTAATCATCAGGATCATAGTTGCCCCACATTAGTAGAAGGGAAAGCACGGGTTATTGTAGGGTTTGTGCTCCAGATAATACGGACTGCACCGCCCGCCCCTTCACCACCTTGCCCTCTAAAACAAGAATAACTTGGCCCGGATGCTGTATATGCAATACGACTGCCTCCATTAGCACCGCCGCCGCCATACCGCCCGCTTGGGGGAGAATTTGGGCCACCGCTCGTACCAAAAGAAAAAGCGCCATCAATACCAGATGAGCCGCCGCCGCCGCCTGTAGCATATGAAACGCTGCTAAGAGGTGTACTCACACCTGCTCCACCTGCTCCAGTAGAACCAATACCAAACAACCCAGTGCCGCCCCCTGCGGCAGCAGCAAAACCAGTATAGTTTTCTACCGCTCCACCGCTAATATATACCCCAAACTGACCGCCGCCTCCGCTGCCAGCACCGCCACCGGAGCCAGACGACCCGACACCGCTACCAACTCCAGCACCGCCAGCGCCAGAATACCCACCAGCGCCTCCACCACTACCTGAGCGCCATACTTTTTCTTGGGGTACGCCAGAACCACCTGCGTAACTCCAATTGCCGCCAGAAC